ACAACAAAAGTTCCCCGGCCCAAGCGGACCGGGGAATCAGAAGCTCCTGCGACTGGATTCGAACCAGTAACCGTCCGGTTATCGGCCTGGTCACAATGTTACCTATTTGTTCCCTTCCCCTCCGAGCTGGGAAAACACCGAGAATCTCCCCTCTATCGCCTAGATTCCGATTCTCTTCCGATGGACACGCTCGCACCGGCGCGAGACAGTGAGCTATCCCCCAACACTTACCCCGCAAAGGTCGCGCCGTAGGTACCTACACACTCCCCGTCCCGCGAGCGCGAGCGCTGCGAGAGAATCAGGACGCACACATGACACCCCTCTGGGACTGGGACACGGCCGTCGCAGACTGGACGACCGCCATGCAAGCCGCCGGCCGATCGCCCCGGACGATCCGCCTCTACACCTGCCACCTGCAAAAGGTCGTCCGCGAATGCCCCGACGGCCCCGCCTCCGTCACCTCGACTGACCTGCGGTACGTGCTCTCCGCAGGGTCATGGAAGCCCGAGACGCGCAAAAGCGTGCGCGGATCTATCACAGCGTTTTTTCGCTGGGCTCACGGAGCGGGCTTCATCCCCGCCGACCCCGCTCAGGGACTGGCGGCCGTGCGCGTGCCCGCCGGCGTCGCCCGGCCCGTCCCTGACGACGTCCTCCACGACGCACTCGCTCGGGCTGATGAGCGCGACCGCACGATGATTCTCCTCGGCGCTTACGCGGGCCTGCGGTGCATGGAGATCGCGCGCGTCCACTCCCGCGACTGGGACGGGTCCGGCCTCTACGTCACCGGAAAAGGCGGCAAAACCCGATACGTCCCAATCGTGCGCATGGACCTGCGCCGCGCCCTTTCCTCTTGCGACGGTTACTTGTTCCCCGGACAAGACGGAGGGCACCTCTCGGCTGGCTACGTCTCGAAGCGGCTCGCGCGAGCGTTACCCGCCGGCTGGACCGGGCACACCCTCCGGCACCGCTGCGGCACCGCCATGTATGCCGGCACGCGAGACCTACTCGCAGTGGGCGCAGTACTCGGCCACGCGAGGCCCGAGACGACGCGCCGATACGTGCGCCTGCCAGACGACGCACTCATTAGCGCCGTGCGCGCTGCCGCCTAGCATGAAAACGAGATGAGGCCCCACCACCCGCTATGGGTGGTGGGGCCTCGTTGGTATCCTCATCAGATGTCGGACTTGATTTCGCTCGGTGGATCCGGGATCAGCGGAAGCGTCGTTCCCTCCGGAAGAGTCAGAAGAAGATCCTCGATGATGCGCTGGAGCTTGTGCCCCCAGCCGATCGCCGCCCGATAGCGTACCCGCGTCTGATCAAGGTCAGCCGTTGCCGCCTCAAGATCCTTCTCAAGCCGATCGACCTTCAGCGTCAATCGCTCAAGCTCGGCCTTCATCGAGTCGAACGCAAGAGTCAGCTCCGCCAGACGCGAGCGCTCGTGCTCCACGCGCCTCTGCGACCACCCGCTGATGAGGTTGCCACAGACGATTCCGCCCAGCCCGATTAGCGCGCCAACGACAACGTTATCAAGCTGCACCCACGGCACCACTGTCCTCCTGACTGCGCCCCTCAGTTTCACCCTTGATGTCAGCGATCGTCTCGCCACCCGGTGTGAGGGCTCCGGCCCAATCAATGATGCTCACGCCGCCGATTCGGATCCGCGAGAGGATCTGGAATACCGTCCAGGCGACACCGAGGAATACTGTCGCCTGCGAGACGATGAGCTTCCATGTCGCCGGGTAGGATCCGGAGATCCAGACACCGGCCGTCACGACGACGGCGACGGCGATCGTCAGCCACACGCGGCGCTCGCGCGTCCAGTACGGGCGATCAAGCGCTGCCTGAATGAACGGCCACACAGCGCCGATCAGGACCGACGTCACGAACGGATCCGACTGTAGGCCCAGCAGAATATCACTCTGATTCATGTCTGTTTCCTCTCACGCTGTCTCTGCGCCCGCGAGCGCGATGCTGACGGCGGCGTTGGTGGCGGGCCCGTAGACGCCGTCGACGACGGCGCCGACGGCGGCCTGGACGGCCTCGACGGTGCGGTCGTGCGCGGCCTCGGAGGCGGGGCCCCAGATGCCGTCGGCCTCGGTCCCGACCACGCTCTGGGTGAATTCGACGCCCAGGGGGAATGTGACTCCGCCCCATTCGGAGGCGGAGGCGACGGCGAGGACGCGGGCCTGGGTGTTGGGCCCGCATACGTTGTCGGCGGCGGCGCCGACGGCGCGCTGCAGCGCCTCGATGTTCGTGTACCCGGACTCGGTCGACGTCCCGTAGGAGCCTCCGCCGTCCCACTTGCCGTTGTCGATCATCCAGGCGAGCACCTGGTGCATGTCCACCCAGCCGAGGATGTCCGCCTCGCCCCTGTACTTGACCAGGACGCCGTTGCCGTTGTCCTGGGATCCGCCCATCGACGTGTTGCCCTCGATGGCGCGGAAGAGCTCTGCGGCGGGGTCGGGCCAGGAGACGCCGACGTGGTCTGCGACGCCGTCGCCGTGCCACTCGTAGATCGCCTGGCGGCCGTAGCCTGACTCGTCGCGCCAGGCACCGATCCGCTCGGCGAAGGTCTTGATGTAGGGGACGTACAGCCACCAAGCGGCGTTCATGAGGTTGACTCCGGCCTGGAGGAACCCCCAGACCTGGAAGGCCCCGCACCACGCGCTGCCTCGGAAATCAGACCTGCCGATGGCGTCCCAGTACTTGTTTCCGCCGACGTGGCCGGCCTCGCCGAGCATGGCGCGCACGGCCGTGTCGACCGCGCTCACGACGCGGGGGTCGTTGGGGGAGCAGCTCATTGCGCACCACCGTCCCCGTCCGCGGTGGTCTCGCCGGGCGGCTGGTTCTCATTGCGCTCAGTGAGACGTTGCATGAGCTCGCGCTCCTCGTCAGCGGACGAGGGCATGATCGGACTAGACATGATGTATCCCTTTCTGTGGGTGTGGGAAAGCCCCCGAGCCGGAGAGCTCAGGGGCCTCTGGTGAACTATCCGGGATTTCCGGATAGTTGGGTCGGGGGTGGGGTCACGTTTTGACACTGACCTTCAAAGCCATGTACGGCGGCATGAACGAGAACGGCTGGCCGCCACCCCTTTTCCTGGGGACGGCGCGATCGACCGCTCCTGGAGCATCAGATGTGCCAGACCATCGATGCCCAAAGTCGCTGGGGCGAGACGTACTTGTCGGACGTCGTTGTCAGCGTCAAATTGTGTTTATCGATATCCAGGTACATTGCGGGCCCTTCGCCGGGGAGTGTGAACCGGGCACCCGACACCGATGAGAGCTCTGCCGGTAGCACTCCGACCGTCTGCGGGGAGTACTTGTAGAACCAGGTCGAGGCGACGGGCGAGCACAAAATCATCGCCGTGCACAAGCGTCCCGTGCGCAGGCCGCCCTCGATGGAGCACGTCCAACCATTCGCGGGCGTGATCTTCCCCTTCAACGGCTCCTGCGCTACCAGATTCGTCCACCGCGTACCGTCGTGAGCGGTGAGACCGCCCAGATCCGTACGGAACACGTAAAGGGGGCGCTGGGTGGACGCCGGGTACCCAGTCGACCGCATTGCCTCGACCATGTTGTCGGCCTGCGCCTGTGACGACGCCGCGAGCATGCGATTCGATGTCAACCCGAGGTCCAGAAAGTACTTCGTGATCCTGGGCGGATCCCCACCGTCCGGGGTGACAGCCCCATTCGGCCGCATCGTGACCATAGTCATCATCCTTTCGGTCTATTCCCACGCGGCCTCGAGCAGACCCGATTCCGGGTCGGCGTCGACGCCGTCCACGCCGCCATACGCGGCGCCCGACATGAAGATCCCGCCCCCAGACGCCAGGTACGGCCCCCACGCCGTCGGGAGGTCGTGCCACGTGCCGCCCGCGTTTGGCGGCACAGTCGCCACCACTCCATCCGCGAGTGCCGTTGGCCGCCCGCTGGCCCGGTCCATGAGGCCGTGGGGGGCAAGCCGGAACTCGATCGCGGAGGATGCTGGGCCGATCTGGGGTTTGCGGCGGGCGAGACGTATACGGAGGCTAGTGACCTTGCGGCCCGCGAGGATCGCGGCACCATGCCCGTACCACCAAGTACCGAGATACGGCGGGCGCGTATCCCAAGTGCCCTGATACACGGAGCCTCCCTTGTACGTGTCCCACCTGTTCCCTTGGCGCGCGTCCCAGGTGGCGGAGTCGATGGCGCGGATTGTGATGAATCCGGGACGCGTCTCCGCTGTCGGGGCGGGCCATTGGGATTCCGCTGGCGGTGGTGCGGAGCGCTGTCCCATCGCAATAGGTGTGGATCCGTGCCATATCAGCATCACCTGGTCACCAACTGCTGGCGTATAGGTGTTGAGATATGCGGCCTCGAGTTCGCCGAGCCATTCGGCTCGCACAGTGATGCTCTTGGCACCTGACGGGGTTTTGGTCACGGTTCCGACTGCGGGGGTGGGGGTGTCTGAGACTCGGCCAAGGACGAGGCTCGTGCGCTGCCCTCCCGCGTCGTTGGTGATTTGCACGAGAACGGTGTCTCCGTCGTTGACGACGGTTCCAGACAACCAGCGCGCTTTGATGGGAGACCCGCCGACGGTAACGACTGGCCCACCGTTTGCTCGGTTTTGTACCGTTCCAAGCATCGTGCGCGTGCCCGCCGAGATTCCCTCGGCGGAGATCATCGAGGCGAGCTCATCCACGGATTGCCTCCACGAAATCGCCCATCGTCACGTTGACGACCACCTCCATCTGGGAGACGCCAGCGGCGGTTCCCCTGCGGCTGATCGAAGCAACAGCGCCGGTGACGGCGCGGAATCCGTGGGAGGTCGGCATTTCGATGCGCACAGGGTCAGAGGATTGCAGGCCCGGGTGATTCAGGCACTGCACCGTGATGGGCAGCGCCCGCTTCGCAACCTTGTTGGTGAGGACGGTGCGCGCGTCGGCTACTGCCTGCTCTACGCGGGTGATCGCCGGGTTGTCGTGGAATACGATGCGACGCCCGAGCGGGCCGCCCCAGCGCAGGGGCCCGGTCTCGATCCGGTAGGAGCCCATGATCTCTGTGTCGCCGCCCGATGACGAAGAAACGCACTCGTTGTAGAGCTTGTCGATCGAGTGCTCGAAGTCGACACCGATGAGTACTCCGTCGTCGCCGCCGTTGATAGTCCACACGGGGGCTGTGCCCGGGACCTCGACATACGCCGCGCCGTCTGGGCCCATTCGGATGACCGCACCGAGCATTTCCGCCAAGTCCTCCGCTGCGTCCATGCGGGCCCCCTGGCCCTTGTCGTACACCATGAGAGAAGAGACGCGGCGGTCCACGTCGACGCCCTTACCGATGACGACGGGGATGATCCCCGACAGCAGCCTTTGGATCTCACTCACGGCACTCACGGATCCCGGTGGGGACTGCGGGGCCGCAAGCCCATCAGCCTTCACCACGGCGGTCAGGTCTGCAGCAGTGACCGTGATCGACGCGCCCGCGCAGATGAGCCGGCGATCCGCGCCACGCTGGGACACTGTCCAGGACGCCGCTGGCTTTGATTTGGTGATCAGGAACGTTCCGAGCTCGACACGTTCGCCGCCCGGCATAATGTGGCGGATAGACAGGCGCTGTCCGCACGCGGACAGCGGGTCCTCGTAGCCCAAAGGGATGAGGTCCCCTTCCTGGTCCTCGATCTGCAGGCTCACCTCGCGCCGCACCTGCCTCGATGCATCGTCCGTCATCGACCAGGACGACGCGACGAGATCCTGCGCGACTAGACGCCCGCCGTACCAAGCAGACGCCTCGATCTTCTCTCCCTCACGCGACCCCGTGAGCGCCTCTAGGACGTCCTCGCTCAGTGTGATCACAGCAATCCCCCCATCTTCGGATCGCGTTCGATGTCTGCCATCGACAGGCCCTTCCCCCAAGCCATCGACTCCACCCGTGTCAAAGTGAGGTTCTTCCACAGATTTTCGACCGCATCCAACGTCCATCTCTCCCACGCCACTGCGCGGGACACCGGGCGCACGAGGCGGGCAGTGCCGGACCATAAGACGAGCCCTACTTGTCCGCTCCGACGCCGCGGATACGACGCCGACAGGTCTGGGATCGCCAGGAAGGACACGGGTTCGAGGGACGGCACGTCCTCCGGCATGCGGACGATGAGGATCGAGGAGTCCAAGATCTGCGCAGCAGCCTCGTACGCGCCCCTGGTCACGGTGACCAGTTCGAGCTGGATGCCCGACGGCCTCGATCGGCGCCCGCCGACAGCGACCGGGTAGGACGATCCAATGATGTCCACGGTCTCGACCGTGGCCGCGCGGCTGTCGGACTCGAGCGCCCCGGCACGCAGGATGATCTGCGCGCCCGACGTGTCGTCAAGAGCGACGGAGAGAGCCCTCGCCGGGTCGTACGGGTCTGTGATCCACCCCCACCCCCTTGGCGACTCGACCCTGTACGTAGCCTCCGCAGTCTCAGTGCCCGCAGTCACCCTGTACCGGACCTGGCGCCCCAGCGGCACGTCGTAGTCGACGAGGAAGCCCTCGCCGTACACGCGCATCGCCCGTCCCCCGCGCACCGTGTGCTCGGCATCCCCAACGATGCGGCATACGCGCACCAGCGCGTCCTTCACACCCCGGATGATGACGGCGGCACACGGGGCGTCAGACGGTCCTGCGTACGCCTTGACCTCGCATGTGATCATGCGTCCTCCTCCCTGTCTAGCGGTACAGGCCACGCCGCCGCGACTGCTCGCGCAGCGACGCTACAACCCGCGCATCCATCGACCCCATCAGGACGTCATCGACGTCGTGGACCTCTAGGGAAATCGATGTGCTTCCGAGAGCCTGAATAACCGCCGACGCCAGGGCGTCCGCCAAGCCCACGCCCGAACCCGCGCCCGGCAGAACGGCTGGTCCACCAGCGGTTGGCACCGTCGTCGGACGCGTCCCGGCCAGCGAATCCGTGAACCCCGTTAGGGTTGCCCTGACCTGCGAGTACCGGTCCGCCAACCCCTCCTCGAGGCCCTGCATGATCAACCGTCCCGCAGGCCGTAGCAGCACCCGGTCTCGCTCTTCCGGCCCTTTCCACGACGGGATGAGATTGGTGAGCGAGGATAACGCACCCTGCACGGAGCTGATCATCCCCTTGATGCCGTCGATAAGGCCCTGAATGATTTTCCTGCCCGCGTCGAGGAGCCACGACCCAGCCCCAGCGAACACGCTCTTGATCATGCTCGGAATACCCGTGAACACGGATTTCAAGGTGCCCGTGACAAGCCCCGCGATAGCACTCACAGCATTACTGAAAATGGACTTGACGCCATTCCACGCCATTGTCCAGTTCCCAGTGAACACGCCTGTCACGAAATCAACCAGGCCCTGGATAACTCCGATCAGGCTGGTGATGACCGGCATCAGGTTGCCGATGATCTGACCGGCCAGCGTGATCACCGGTCCAATCACCGCCGAGAACAGGCTCACCAACGGAGGAAGAATAGCGCCGATCAGCTGCACCAGCGGAGGCAGCAGTGGCAGCACCGCCGAAACGATCTGCATCACCGCGCTCACCACCTGCATGAAGACCGGGACCAGAGCGGTCACGATTTCCATGATCGGCGGGAGCAGCGCGGACACCAGCTGCGTGAGCAGCGGCGCGATCTGCGCGATCACTTCCGCTATCTGCGTGATCACAGGGATCACGAGCGGCAGTACCGCGCTCACCAGGTTCATGATGACCGGCAGCAGAGCCGAGATGATCGCAATGATCGGCGGCAGTACTGCGCTCACCACTTGGATCAGGACCGGCAGCAGCGCCTGGATGAGCGCGCCGATCTGCGTGATGATCGGCAGCAGTTGCGGGAGCAGGTCAGCGACCATCTGGGTGATGAGCGGCATCATCTGCAGCAGCAGTGCCGACACTTGCGGGAGCACCGCCGCTACAACGTCCGCCACCACGCCGATCACCTGCGAGACCACACCCGCCAGGCTCGACATCAGGGGGATCAGGGAGGGCATCACGCCGTTGACCAGCGCGATGAAATGCTGCGCGATCAACCCCAGCACGGGCGCCAGCGCGTTGAACGCGCTGGCCAGCGACCCTCCGACGACCTGTCCCATCATTCCGAGCATCGTCCCGAACTGCTCGAACGCTGGGGCGAGATTCACCATCACGGACCCGAAGGAGTCCGCCAGGACACTGCCGATATTCGACAGCGCGTCTTGGAGGGGCTTGCTCGTCGCGGCGAACCCCGCGAACGCCCCCAGAGCGATCCCTATTGGGCCCGTGAGGCCCGCGAACCCCGCCCCCAGAATCGGGATCTTCGACAGCAGCGGAGCGAACGCCCCGACCACGCCACCGACAACCGGTATCAGCCCCTGCATCGCCCCTGCGAATTGCGAGAATCCCCCTTCCTGGAAGGACTGGATCAGTCCAACGATCTTCTTCCCAACCGCGTCAATCGCGCCACCAATCGAGTTGATAGCACCGGAGATGCGGTCTGCACCAATAGCCTGAATAATGTTCGCGATATTACGGCTAATCGCAGTGCCCACATTCGTGAACGCTGTTTTTATTCCAGCAGTGGCATCCTTCGCCTGTTGCGCGAATGAGGCGAAACCGTTTATCCCCTCGTTATTCAACCGCAGTATCGCGTTATTGAAATCGTCGAATGAAACTTTCCCGTCCTGCATCGCGTCATACAGGGCCATCGTGTTCGCGGTGGGCCCTAGAAGCGCCTGCGCGATCTGCCCCAGTTGTCCGGGCATGACCTCCTGCAGCGTCCTCCACGATTGCAGATCGACTTTCCCTTTGCCGAGCATCTGCGTGTACTGGGTCATGGCCCGCGCGGCCTCCGCGCCGCCCTTCCCGCCTGCTAGCAGCGCGTTGTTGAGGGCCAGCGACAACTCGGTCGCGTCCCCGAGGGACTTCGTGAGCGGCGCGAGCTGCTGCGTCGTTGACGCGATGTCATCGAGGCGCGTCGGCAGCCCTTTGATGCCGTCCGCCATACGCGATACCGAGGCGCGCGCGTCGTCCGCCGCGTACCCGAGATTCGCCATGACCTTCGGGAAGTTGTTCAGGGTGTCCACACGGGACACCGCAGACCCGAGCTGCGACGCGATCACCGTCGCCGCGGCGGCGAACGCCGCGATCAGCGTCGCGGCACCGGCTTTCGCGACGCTGGAGATCGCCGACGCCATCGACGACGCGCCCGACACCACTGCCCGCGTCACCCCAGCCATACCGGCCCCCACAGCGCCAGCCAGGCCGGACATCGCCGGTCCGATAGCCGGGGCGATCGCGGAGAAGGCCGACGCCGCCCGGCCCGCGACGCCCGCGAGCGCGGACGCCACTACCGGGGCGATCCGTTGGATGGGTGCGGTGATCTTCGCGGTGAGGCCACCGAGTGAGGCGATCCTCCCGACGAAGCCCGCGGCGGATGTCGCGGCTGCGACGATGCCGTCGCGGAACCGCGCAACCCCTGCCGCGAGGGGGGTGAACGCGCGTGCGCCAGCGTCTTTCAGAGCACCGGCAACGCGGGTGACGACTGCCTCGACCGGCGCGAGGGCCTGGCGGGTCTGCCCGCCGAGTGTGCCCATGCGCCCGGAGAACACCGAGGACGCGGCGGCAGCGGATGTGAATCCGTCGCGGAACCGCCCGACGGCGCCCGCGACGTTGGCGGCCGCGCCCTTGAGGGCCTGCAGGCGCGTCACCTGAACTGTTGCCGCGGCTGCGGCCTGGGACTGCCCGGCCGCGAGGGCGGCCTGCGCGGACTTGAGGCGGTCGGTGGCGGCGCTGACCGCCTCTGCCTCGGCGGCCTGGCGTCGGCGCGCTGAGGCGAGGCGCTCTTCTGCGCGCACCACCTGGGAGGAACCGGCAGCGTACTTCGCCTGGGCCTCAGCGAGCTGCGTCTCCGCGATGCGTGTCTTGCCCGCTGAGTCCTGCTGCTTGAGCCGCGCGGAGGCGAGGGCGCGGGATGCGGCGGCGACGTCGGTGCGCAGCTTCCGGAGTCCATCGGCGCCCATCGAGCCCGTGGCCTGCTTGAAGCCTACGGCGGTTTCGCGGCCGAGGCGCTGTCCGATGGCCTGGCCAGCGCCGGAGAAGGCTTTCTGGAACCCGGTCCGTCCCTCGGACGCGGAGCCCTTGACCTCGGCGGCTACGGCCTTCTTGAAGCCCCGCATGACGGGGAAAATGGCGATATGCCCCGATCCGACTTCCTCCGACATGGGACCCCCTTATGCAGTTGTGCTCAGCCGCTGATGATGATCGACTCCGCGAGCTCGGCCTGCGCGCGAGTGATCTCGTCGTCCGTGATCCGTTCGGCGCCTGCGGTGGGCGTGTTCTTGTAGGGCATGACCTTACTGGCCTGGTCGCCGGTCAGGGCCTGGACCTGCACGAGGTCGACCAGGCGGGCGGGGTACTCCCAGCCCGCGGCTTCGGCGCCGAGCGATGTGGATGGGTCCGCGAGCGCGTCGAGGACGAGGGCGCGGACCTCGGGCCAGGGGAAGTGGGGCTGCCCGGCCTGCCACCAGGACACCCCGTACCGTGCCCGCAGTGTGGCGGGCAGGGTGACGGGGTGGTCCTTGGCGAGCTGGGTCAGCCCTGCGATTCCCCCAGGGTCATCTGGGAGAGGCGCTCGAACGCTCGGAAGTACTTCCCGGCGTAGTCGGCGACCGAGATGAGATCGGCCTTCTTGAGGTAGTCGAGGTCCTCGGCCTGGCCGAGGAGCTCGAGCAGGGTGCGGATCTGGTCGGCCTCGGGCTTGTCGCCCAGGCCGTTGACCGTGTCGATCGTCTCGGCGGAGAGGTGGAGGGGCGTGTGGATGATGCGCCCATCTGGGAAGCGCGCGACGAAGGTGCCGTCGCGGCTGATGATGTACTTGATTCTCTGGGCGGCTGCGAGTTCGCGGAGGGCACCGTCCTCGGCGGCGTCTGTCCACGCGTCGAAGTCGTAGGTGCCGTCAACGTGGGCGTCGGTGAGCTCGTACACGGGTTGGTCCTTTCAAGCGGTGGGGGTGTGGGGGTTTGCTGGGTGGGAGAGGCACCCCCGGGCTCTTCTCCCACCCAGCTGCTCGGTTGGGTTCAGGCGGTCACGGTGACCTGAGCGGTGTCGGACGCGCCTCCGGACGAGGCCGTGATCGTCACGGCCGACGCGTCCGCCTTGACGCCGGTGACAACGCCGGTCGAGTCCACGCGGGCGACCTCGGGCTTGGAGGACTCCCACGTGACCTGTCGTCCCGCGGGCGTGACCGTCGCGGTCAGTTTCACGGTCTGGTTGGCCTTGACGGTCACGGTCTTCGGCGCAACGGCGACAGTGACACCGCCGGGGATTCCCAGCCACTTCTTGTACGGGGATCCGCCGATGAGGGGCGAGGGCACCCACTCGAAGGTCACGGTCTTGGCCTTTACCGCTCCGCGCTCCTCCTGATCGACCTCTACGGCCGAGATGCGGGCGACTCCCAGGCGGCGCAGTTCGCGGCCGCTCTTGTACTTCGTCGCGACGAACAGGAGGATCGTGTTCGACGGGAGCGACGATGGGACGTACACGACGCCGTGCTCGTTGGGCTCGATGCCGTCGATGAGGCGGTTGACGTTCTCGTTGTCCTCAGCGAGGCCGATTTTCACCGAGGTTGTGGATTTGCCGGCGAGTTTGTAACCCTCCTGGAAGAGCTCGATGGCGTCGTCATCGTCGCGCTCCTCCTCCACCCCTCCGTCCTCCTTGTACAGGCCGAGGCGGCGGTACGCCTCGGGCAGGGTGAGCGTCGCTTTGCCGAGGTCCTCGTCCTTGATGATGTTGGCCTCGGTAACTGGGGCGTACGCCGCGACCCCGGTGATCGGGATTCCGACGTCGTCGATTTCGAATTGGGAGGAGTCGTAGAGACTCATGTGCGGGCCCCTTTCTGGGACTGGGCGCCCCACAGCTTTGGTGGGGCTAACTAAGCGGATTGGCGGCACGGCTACCAGGAGCCCACCACCATGTAGGAGATGGTCATGTAGCGGCGTGCGACGTCCTGGTCGTCGGACACGCCCACGGGCGTTGTGCACGCCCTGTAGTTGACTGCCGTGATCGGAGATCCCGAGGCGAACACGATCTCCATGTCCGTCGCAGCCGCGTACACGAGGCTTGCGACTCGGCGGGCGAGCGCGTCGTTCTGACGTGCCCCCGCCAGGACGGAGATCCCGACCTGGCAGGAGAATGTCAGCGGCGATGACTGGGTGCCGCCGTCCGTGCGGACGACGACGAGCGGGCGCGCGAGCGGAGCGTCCAGCGTGGGGGGCTCGACGACGTCGACCTGAGCGTCGATCCCTTCCGCGCGCAGCGCGTGCCGCAGGTGCGGGACCAGCCACTCGTCCACGGTTGCTGGGCCAATCCTCGGCATATCAGGCACCGCCCTTCGCCGCGCTCATCGCCCGCGCGAGGTTCCCCGTCTTCGACTCCACGAGCATGGTCTTCTTGTCATGGCCGACCACGCGCACCACGGTGCGGTACGCCGTCTCCCTGTGCTCGAGGGCCAGGCCGTCGCGGTACGCGCCCGTGTCGACGGGCGCGGTCTCCCGCGCCCGCGCGAGCACTCGCTTCGCGGCCGATTCCGTCAGTGCCTTGATCCCAGCGGATTTCATGATCGAGTCGAAGAAGCCCGGGTTGAATCTGATGTTGTCGGACACGCTTCACCCCTTGACCTCACGCAGGTTGACAACCAAGTACGGCTGCCACCCGTCGAACGGGTTCATCGGCGCTGTGGGGAAGCCCTGGACCCGCCAGGACCTCACGCCGTCGGTGATGCGGTCCCCACGGCGGATGTCAGCCGCCGGGTCATCGACGTACAGGGTCGCAGACGACACGGCCTCCTCCCGGGACACGTCCGGATCCTCGGACGTCGCCGACGCGTCCAAGAACCCCACGATATCGAGCTCGTCGGGGTCGTCCCACGCGGGCACCAGACGCTCCGGATTCAGATGAGACGCCACCATCCGGGGGCGCTGGCGCACTAGGCGCGACCCGTGCATCATGGTGCCCCCTCCTCCGGCCAGATCGCCTTGTAGGCGCGCGCCGGGGCCGGGAACGCACCCACTGGGTGGCCCGTTCCTGACCCCGGTGCCGCGCACAGTGCGCGCAGTGCCGCACGGTCGTCGTCCGTGAACCACGACGCAACGTCCCTGTAGGACAGGCGGGCGGTGCCCACCTGCCGTGATGCCACGCCACGCGCACCCCCGGACGCCGCATCCCTCGCGATGGCTTGGAGCAGTGCGACGGCTTCGTCCTTGGCGTCCCCAGTGAGGGAGGAGATGCACGGAGCGATCGCACGTGCCTGCGCCATGATGCGGGCCGCGAGCGCCTTGTCCGGGATATCCAGATCGTTTGCTGTGATCACCCCGTGCCTCCTCTCACTTCTTGTTGGCGGCCTTCGTGTCCTCCTCCGGGTTCTCCGGGGGAGTCTTGGGCTCGTCACCGTCGGTGGCAGGCTCGAGCTCTTCTGAGTTGCCGGATGGTTCGACGGGCGCGGCAGCGATGAGTCCGATGCCGAGCAGATGGGTCAGGCTCTCAGTGGTGCACTCGGCGGCGTTGAGGACTGCGCCGCGGTAGAGGTACCGCTCGCCGCCCTCTGCGAGGGTGGCGACGGCGACCGGGCCGACCACGGTGTAGGATGCGGCGCCCATCAGAGGCCCGTCCCCGTGATCTTGACGCCCGCCAGGGGCTCGACGACGACGGGAACGCAGACGCGCCGCGCCCGCAGTTCGTACTTGTCGTCCTTGTGGCGGATCGACTGGACCTCGATCGTCGTGCCGGATGCGGTGGTGTACCCGGGGGAGCCCAGGCGCTCGTCGCCGACGCCGCCGAGCTGCTCGCGGTCGAGCAGCCACGGATCAGTGCCAGTGACGTGAGGGCTTGTCACCCAGTCCAGGCCGAACGCGTTGACCGGCATGGTGCCGGACAGCACGGGGTTCGCGTCCTCGCGGGGCAGGACTCCCTTGTCGAGTAGGACCCCCATGACCTTCGCGTACTGGGCACCGGAGAGCACGACAGTCGAGAGGTTGAGGCCCGTGCCGAGTGCGGCACGCTCGGTCTGGATCGCGAGGATCGACTCGATGATCGCCGACGGCGCGGTCCACGCCGCCGACTGCTTGGTCGAGGTCACCTTGGAGGTGATAACCCCCCAGGCCACGGAATCGACGTGGCGGACGACCGTATTCGCAAGGCGCGCGAGCGCCTTGTTCACGGGATCCATGCCCTGGCGGGCGATGCGCTCGTCCGTGATGTCGGTCTCCAGGCCCCACTTCACGGTCTTGGCGGCCGTGATCTCCCCCGCGGTCATGACCGCCTTGGGGTACTCGGCACCGGGGGAGACCGCTCGCGGCTGATCGTCCGCGAAAGCCGGTTCCCCGGTCTCGTAGAAGACTCCTCCGCCGGTCGCGTCGTACTTGCCGGACAGCAGGTAGTCCGCGATGAACTTCATGTTGGTGAGCTCCGCGATGCGGCGGGCGACCACCGTGGGGTTGGCGAGGAGCAGGTGGACCTGCTCCGGCGTCAGATTCCCCTCCGTCTGACGGATGGGGTAGGTGTATGACGACATCCGATCCTCCTTATCACAGGGCGACGTCGACGACGTCGTTGGCGTTCGCGGCGCCTGTCAGGGCGACGCCGATCTTGTTCGTGCCGGTTGCGATGGCCTTGCCGCCAGCGGCGGCCGCCACCTGAGCTCCAGCGGAAATCGCACCAGCCGCGGTGAGGCGCTGCACGCCGCCCCGGTACACGGTCACCGCATCACCGGCCTCGGCGTCGAAGCCAGCAACTCCGACAACCTTCGCGGAATCGGCACCCGCGGGAGCGACGGCCCCTGCAGCGGACACCTCGACGAGCGTACCGCCGGTGACCTTGGCGGCCGCAATCAGCGTGATCGCCTGTCCCGGCACGTATTTCGGCAGGTAGACCGCCATTTCACGCCTCCTTCTTCTCGGACCCGCCCCACGCGGCCGCGTAGAGCCTGTCGGTCTCGGTCTGGGTCTCGTCGCAGGAGGTCACTCCGATCTCGGCGACAGGGATAGTGTTCTCGGGCATTGCGGCAAGCAGGTCGCGCGCCGCACTTTCATCACGCTCGGCCAGGGCCATCCACGCGGCGCGGGAGGAGGGCGCGATCCGGCCGGCCTTAATGGCCGAGCCGATCATGTCCTCGCGGCGCGCCGTCGCGAGCGCGGTTGCGGCCTCGCGGCCAGCTGCGGCGTCGGCCCTGAGTTGGTCGAGGAGTGTCTTGTCGACGAGGGCGGTGCCCTCGGGGATGGTGGATGCCGCCTGGGTGGGCGCCGTGAGGCGCTCATCGAGAGCGGCGAGGATCGCGGAGTCGTCGGCGGCGTCGGTGAGGCCGAGCCGCTGGCGGATTTCCTCCACGAGACCAGGCGTGTTGTTGTCCATGCCTGTCTCCTTTCGGGTTAGTGTTTCCCCCGGCTCGGATGCCGGAAGCGTGGTGGGGGCCGGCGCGTGCGCCCGGCCCTGGTAGCGGAATCCGCTTAGGTCGAATGCTGCGGCGGCTGATGCCGCGACGGCGGGGGCGTCCGCCCATTCGTCAGCGAGGCCAGCGAGGACGGCCTCCTCGGCCGTGTACCAGGTCTCGGCTCGCATGACGCCACGCCAGTGCTCGCGGTCGCCGCCCGCGCGCGCCGCGTAGGCGTCGGCGTAGGAGTCACAGAGTTTGTCGAGAACGTCCGCGGTCTCCCGCATCTCGGCGGCGTTGCCGACGCAGATCCCGGAGGCGTCGTGGATCATCATCTCGCTACCGCGATTCATGGTGATGTGGTCGGCTCCCATTGCAATGACGGACGCCGCCGAGGCCGCGAGCGCGTCGACGGTAGCGTAGACGGTTGCCTTGTGGCGCCGAAGCGCGTTCATTATGGCTATGCCGTCCCATGCGGCGCCGCCGACGCTGTTGATGTACACGTTGAGGCGGTCCACGTCCAGGGCGGAGATCTGGCTGGCGAATTCCTTTGCGGTGATCTCACCGAACCATCCGCCGATTTCTCCGTAGATGTAGACGTCAGCGCTTGTGGGCTCTTCCCCGGCTTCGGTTTTCGCGGAATAGGGGAGTTCGATGCGCCCCCAGGGGCGCGCCTGCGGCTCATGCATTCTGAGGTTCCTTTGCTGGGGCTGTTTCGATTGGGAGGCCGTACAGGGTCCGCATGTGGGAGTCGAGAGCCTCGCCCGGTGTGATGATCCCGACGTCCACGAGTTGCTTGATCGCTTCGGCGGTCGCCGGATGCTCCTTGCCGATCGTCTCGACGACCAGTCGGGGCGCGGGCTCTCCACCTCCCCAGTTGACGTCGACGAGATCCTCGATGACGTGCTGCTGGGTCACGTCGCAGACCTGCTGGGACACGGCGTTCAGGGATTGTGTGAAGAAGTCCGCGAACGTTGAGCCAAGAGCCCAAGAGCCCGTCTCGGTCCCTAGGTTCAGGAAGTGCGCGAGGACAGATCTTGCGATCTGCTCGTCCTGGTAGCGGATCGGCGCGTTGAGGTCCGGGAGGTCTCCGGTCACACCCTTCAGGGTCAGGTCGGACGTCGCGGGGATCGACGCGCCGGCCGATTCGCCCGCGCGGAAGGACTTCGCGACCTGGAGGCCGGCCTCCTTCTCGGCGGCCATCCACTGCTGCACCTCGTCCGAGGTGGCGTTCTCCGGTGGCTTCGCGCCCGTGTACACGGGCACTCCCAGGCCGTTGCGCTCTGCGACGAGCGCCTGAATGCGCAGCAGCCGGTCCTTGAGGACCCAGTTCTTGTACGCGGACCGCAGGAGGGACTGGCCCACCCAGTCCCCGCCCTCGCGCTCGTTGACGTAGGCGACGAGCCGATTCACGGGGATGCGCACGGGGCGCGCCGTCGAGTACTGCTCGATCGCGACCAATCCACCGTCGGAGGCGACGTCGATCTTCGAGATCGTCCGCGGCGGCCGCCATGCCAGTTTCACAAGATGCGCGAGCCCGACGTCGTCGATCCGGTACACCTGCTCGAAGAACGAGTGCCCAAACACCAGTTCGAGGAGAGCAAGGCGCAAGTGGTCAGCCCACGAGAACCGGCCCCTCGTGCGCAACGGCACGGGCCGCGCCTGGCCCCGCACGGGGATGTTCAAGTCTGCCGAGACATGCTCGACGACCTCGGGGCGGCACCCCGTCGGATCCAGAGCCCACGACGCCGACCGCACCGGCAAGGCCACAGCCCGCAGAACCGATGACACCTGTGATTCCTCTTTACGCATCTGGTCGTACACCGGCACCGATTTAGGCCACACGAGATCCGGATTTGATTCCGTGGTCGCGGCCGCGAGCGCGCTCCACGACGCGAGCGTGTTGACTTGGTACCCCATCTCACGGGTCACTGGGGAACCACCCCCTCTCTCTTCTAGAAGCGCATGGTCGAGATGTCGGTGCCACCGAGGGGATCCTCGGTACCGCGCGCGAGTACTGCTGCTGCCGGGGGCGGGGTCACGGTTTCGCGCGGCGCGGGCTCGAGCACTTCGAGGCCATACAGGGCGAGGGTCGCGGCGACGGCGGGAGAGACGTCGGTCGTCGACCGGTTCCTGGACCAGGCGTCGTTCTCCGCGTACTTCGCGGTCATCCCTCCCTCGATCGCCAGACGAAGCGAGTCCTGGTCGGTGGTGACCAGCTGCCCGTCGCGCACGCGGTCCTTGAACCTGCCGGTAGCGATCCCGATGATGGAGCCGTCGATCTTGTGGACCTGGAGACCGGCTTTCTCGAGTGGGGCCACGAATTCCATCGCGGGGCACCCCTTCGACTGCACAGCAACCTCCCGCATGCCCGATTCCTCGGCGAGGTCCCGCATGTAGTCGGGAAGCCAGAGCATGCCCGCGCGCTGCGCCCACACCGTAACGAACGGGCGGCCATCCGACAGTCGCAGGGCCGCGGCGACGTAGGTCATCTCCCGGGACTGAGAGGTATCGACGCCCCACACCGTCCGGGCACCACGAGGAATCAGCTGTTCAACATCCTCCACAGGCACCGATGTCCGCTTGAACGCCTTGGGCTCGATGTAGGTCTTCGCCATCTCCTGCACCCACTGGCACAGGACTTCGGTCCGGTACCCGGCCTCGTTGGTGTCCGAGGACTGCGCCTCAGCCAGGCACTGGGCAACCGTGATGTTGGAGTACCCGATCGACGGGTTGGCCTGCAGGATGCCCCCGACGTCATCAAGAGCGCAGCCGTCATCGGCTGACCACTCGAAGAGTGCACGCGTGATATCCCGATCAGGATCTGCCGCGTACTCCTCGGGCGACATCCCGCCCCGCTCGACGAGCGCGTCCCACTGCTCGATGAGTTCCAGTCCGCGCTGCCTCTGTGCGAGGAGTACCACCGACTTCGAATCACCGGCGTTCGAGAACCCCCAGAGCTGTCCGGACCAGAACGACCTGTTCGTCGGCGCAACGGAGTTCCAGGCCGCCCATTTCTTCTGCTCCCGGAGCTCGTCCATGAGAACCCGGGCCGCTGGCTTCCCACGCGCGGAGGAGACCGCGCGGATCTCGTAGTGGGCACGGTTCCTAGCGATGATCCTGTTGTCACCGTTGGTGTCGCGGACCTTCGCCGTCTCCTGCTGCAGCATCTTGATGATGAGGTCCGCTTCCTCCGGCGTCTCCGGATCGGGGTCGCACCACCCCTTGACAGCCGCCCACGGTTCGCGGGCGATGTCGAGGTTCTGGGCGGTCCCCACGATTTTGAACCGCACCGGAGGGACCTTGTCCGGGCGGCGCCGCGACTCCACGAACAGCCACCAAGCTGCAAGCGCCGACGCGAGCAGGGTCTTGCCGTTCTGGCGGGCCACGAGGATGAAGAGCTGCCGGAACCTGTACGTTCCGTCGGGCAGGAGTTCGAGGCCGTGGACGAGCAGCCATTTCTGCCACGGGTACAAGTCGATGCCGAGGACCTCCTCAGCGAAGCGGATGACCTCGTAGCCCCTTGACGTCTGCGGGGTGAGGTCCCGCAGCGGCTTGGTCCAGATGCGGGGCTGCGTGCGGCCGTACTGGACGTCGGGCATGGCTCTACGCCTCCCGCTGCATCCAGTCGTTGATGGTCGTCACCGGGGTCTCGGCGCCTGCGTCCTGGGCGTCGGGCTCCTCGACGACACCGAGGCGCGGCGCGAGCCCGAGGTCCTTCATCGCCTTGATGTAGGAGGGGATGGGGCCGAACGCGGCGCGCCGCAGAGCGTCGTGGCCCTCCTCCTGCGCGTGGTCGATGACGACGGCGAGGGTGAGGGCTGCGGCGATCATCCCGGAGTACTCCGGCTTGACGTCCAGGCCCGCGCCGCGCACCGCGTCTCGCGTCTTCCGGACCATGTACCCCTGTTCGCCCCTGTCGACGCGCACCTGGAAGCGCGGTGCGAGGCGCTCGATGGTCTTGTCCGCTGCCGCCGCGACCGCGACAGCCGGGTGCGGGATCGCGGCGCCGCGCATGTCGGCGACGACCATCCCCTCGACCTCGATCCGGGCACGGGCCTCACGCGCCGTCCCAATCGCCTCGCAGTACACTTCGAGTTCCGGTCCGACGATCCGGGCCGCGCGCCGCCCGTGGCGGGCCACGATCTCGCGCCACGCCTCAGCGGCACGCTTCGACAGGCGTGAGGGCGGTGGGAAGTCCCGGCCCGTATCAGCCCCCCGGGCCCGCTGGCCCCTGATCCCCTTTCGCTTCGGCATCATCCCACCTCCCGGTCCGCACGACGGCGCTCGACGGTGGTTCCTCCAACGCGTCAATTCGTTCTTGCAGCAGCAGTCGGCGCTCGGACAGCCGGAGTATCCGATCGATCGGTCTGCCTTTAAGGCCCTGTGCCACAGGGCCGCGTGAATGCGGTCGAGACGCTCCACCTCCAACCGTATGAGGTCGGGCGTCGAGAAAGGGCACAGTCGCCCCCGTGGACACGGACTCATACGTGCTTGCGGCGGCGTCCGGGCTGTCCAGTCCCAGCCGCGCGGCGATGTCCGCGAACGACAGCCCGGCCAGTCGGAGCACCCGCACCTGCTCAGCCCTGCTGGTCATGGACACCTCCTGTGAAGTCAACAGCCTCGCCTGATACTCGTCGAACGGGCACGATCCCCGTGTGCTCCTGCCACCTTCGGCAGATCGCGTCCGCGTACGTGGATCCAGTTCCACCAGGACGGCCCGCGAGCGCCGGTGGTGGGCCGCGATGAGCGTTGATCCGGATCCCCCGAACAGGTCGAGGACGAGGCCGCCCGTTGGCAGGGAGTTGGCGAGCATCGCGTCGATGAGCTCGACGGGCTTCATGGTCGGATGGTCGCGGTTCGCAGGCGGTTTGTCGACCTCGAATACCGTGGTCGCCCGATTGTCGCCGCACCAGCGTGGGCCTCCGCGCCCCAGACGCCCCGTTCCCCCAGGGGTGAATCCGTAGATGATCGGCTCGTGCCGGTACTGGTAGTCCGCGTGGCTCAGCACCATCGTGTTCTTCACCCACACCAGGTGCTGGCGAATGATAATTCCCGCCGATTCCAGGGCGTCTTTGAATATTTGGTGCTCCCGCATGGCGTAGGCGACGTACACCGGAGCTCCGTGCCGGGAAGCGGCAACCGCCGTGCGGAACGCCCCGGAAAGCAGGTCCGGCAGATCCTCGCGAGTGTCGTTCTGGATGACCAAGGCTTTCTTCGTCTTCCCGACGTAGTCGACGCCGTAGGGCGGGTCCGTCCACACGCAGTCCGCGCGGTCGTCGCCCAGGGCATCAAGGACGGCGGCCTCGTCTGTCGCGTCCCCGACGAGGAGCCTCGACTCACCGAGCTCCCAGATGTCGCCCACGCGGCTCACCGGTGCCCTCTCAGGCAACGGAGCGGCCTCGTCCGGGTCTGTCAGCGCGATCGGATCATCCCGGCCAGCCAGCAGCTCCGCGAGCGCGCTGAGTGTCTCGGGGATCATCGTCGCCCCCTACAGGTGGTCGGCGGGCCGCAGGAGCACTCCATCGGCTTTGGCGGCCTGCAGCGCCGGGAACCGCATTGGATGGACGACTGCTTGTAGTTGGCGCAAAGATCCGGGCCAGGAGGCTTGCACCTTGAGTGCTGGACCGTCCATCAGCGGGTAGCGGTAGACGAGATCCCGGACCCGTTCAATCGCGTCGGCGTACTTCGGTGCCCTCTGGTAGTGCACGGCCGCACCCGGGGCAAGCGCTCGGTACACGGAGGACCGGGAGCACCCCACGATCCGGGCGATTTCGATAGGCCGCACCCCATTCGCGTGCAAATCCCGGATTCGCGACCTGTCATGCATGAAACGTCCCATTTTCGTTTCGTTTTCGCGGTTTTTCGGCACTAGGGGGGCCTAAATTCACCGGGGAGGGAGGAATAGGGCGCGCGGGAGGTGGGCCGGGTGGTTGAACTTTTTCAATTTTTCTCCGGCGCTCAATCCAAGTCGTCTTGCAGTCCACAACGAACACCCGTTGTCACCACCAGGGTCGCGGCCTGTTCGCAAGCGCCCCGATCGGCACGCTGTTGCTGCGTGCCGCGTTGCACCTGCGGTGCGCGTGCCTGAAGTTGCCCGGCTCCTCCTGCATGTCTGGCGCTGCGGAAACGGGCACAACATGGTCGAGCTCGTGCGAGTCGTCCGTCGTGCCGGGCGCCGCGTCGTAGTCGATGCGCTGTCCGCACAGCCAGCACGCCGACTGGTCCCGCGTCCGCGCGTCGGCATCAAGGCGGCGGCCCTCCTCGAAGAAGTCCTGACGCAGCTGCCGCATGCGCCGGGTGTTCACCCTCGTCACGATCCCACCCCACCCCCTAACGCGGGCACGCGAAAGCCCCGGAACAAATGAGTGCTCCGGGGCTTCACGAGACAGTAATGCCGTTGGCAGGAATGTTATAAGCGCCCGGCACGATTGTCAAGTACCCGGTGGCGCAGCGGCACGGCGCGGCCTGCGGCGGCGACTCGACTGGGCGTCGGCGGCGAGCACGTCCGGCATCGACACCCACACCGCGCCGCCCACCCTCACCGACCGCACCCGGCCCGAGGCAGTCCACGCACGCACCGTCGCCGCAGGCAAGCCGGGCACCGCAGCCGACGCATCGCGCTGGCGCTCCCACCACTCCCCCGCGACGATCACCCCGCACCCCCGCCGTCGGCGTCCATGCGGGCGACCAGCAGAGTCCACGCGCGCAGGCGCGCCCAGTCCTCCGAGGACAGGACACGCCCGCACGACAGGCGCGAGCAGGTGACCTGCTCCTGGCCGCCCACCACGCGCACCGGCTGGACGACCAGCGAGTACGCGTTGCACGACGGGCACGCGATGTCCCGGACCCGGCGGTCAGGCTCTTCAACGGACCACCTGGCACGGGCACCTGCCTCGAGCCTCCCCAGGTCCTCGATCATGTCGGCCGCCCACGGGGCGGCGGCCACACGGTCCAAGAGCGGGTCAATCCACCGCACCAGGGCGGCGCACGCCGCCGGGTCGCGCACCCCCACGGGCTCGGACTCCACGAAGTACGCCTCGCCCGTGTCCGGGTCGATCTTCCTCCCGGGCGCGGACCACCACAGGCCCGGCGGGCGGGGCGCCTCCGCGCCCAGGTGCTCGCCCGCCTGGACGCACCAGGACGCCAGGGCAGCCGCGATCTCGTCAGCCGCCGCGCGCCGCTGCGGGTACAACGACGACGGGCCGGGCGGCCGGCGTCCGCTCGACGACGAGGATGACGACGGCGCGGCGTCCTCGGACATGAGCTCGGCCACCAGCGAGGGTAGCGTCCGCACGACGGCCTGGAGCCTCGCCCAGCAGTGCGGGCACAACACCCCGACGGCGGCCAGACGCGGCGCGCACCCCCGGCACGAGTCGTCCTCGCAGTCGGGCAGGTGCTCGCCCATCTGAACGCACCTGGACGCGCACGTTCGAATCATCATGAACTCTCCTCGATGCAGAACCGGCACGGGACATCGGCCCCGTGGATCGGGCACAGGGCCTCGTCATCCACCGGCGGGCGGCCCCGCCACTGGAACCACGGGCTCCCGAAACTCCCACTCAGCGGCGGGGTAGGCGCAGGACCAGCCATACCGGGTGACCCAGGTGGGGGCTGGGGCATGGGCGGGGTCCCGTCAGGGGAAGCGCCAAGATCTCTCACCTGACGTTTGCGCCGCGGCCTGCGCCTGCGAGGTGAGGCAGGCTCACCCTGCCCGGCCCCGCCAGACTCCCAGCCAGACCCTTCCCTATCTAGTTCCCTGCCCTGCCCCTCCCTGCCCTGACGCGCGCGTGCGCGCGTAGACACCCGCTCTGCTGCCGTCGCGGCAACATTCTCCTGCGCTGCGGCTGCCGCTGCGGCTGCCGCTGCGGCAGGTTTTCTTGCCGTCGCGGCTGCCGCAGGTGCCGGTGCGGGTCGGACTGGTGCGGCCGGGCGCGGCGCGGGGGCGGGTTCGACCTGTCCCGGGGCGTGCGCCCCGACGGGATCCTCGCCTCCCCCGCCGCGCCCTGGGGCTCCTGCGCGCTCGGGAGCGGATGGGAGATCAACGTCCGCGGCGGCGGTGGGACTGCTGGGATTCCAAGGGGAGGAGGATTCGACCTGACCCGAGGGCGTCCCCTCGACGGGATTCGCGTCCTCCCCGGCTTCGACCATGACAGCCCCGCCGCGCTGCTGCGGCGTGTCCTCGACCGTGCTCCGCTCCACGTTGTGCGAGGGTTCCGACCAGTCCGCCTGACCGGGCGTCCACCCGGGGCGGTGAAGCACCATGCCCGCCTCGGCGGGCGTGCGCTGCTGCTTCTGTTTGTTGCAGGCCATGCAGGCGATCACGATGTTCGCGGCACCGACGTACTTATTCGGCTCCACGTGGTCGTACTGCCAGGCACTGCGGTCCTTGCGGTGGACCCGGGTGCCGCAGTACCGGCACGGGGCGACCATGTCGCCGCCGCGCTCGACACCGCCGATGCGGTCCCGCATCCACACCGAGTCCGTGATCTTCCTGTCCTTCAGCTCGGCGCGCTTGCCCCGCGTGATCCGCACCTCCGCACCACGCGAGTAGCGCAGGTCAAACCAATCGTGGAACACGTAGGATCCCTGCGGCGGTTGCACGCACCGCTCGCACGAGTGCCCCGGCGCGTGCCAGAGCCCCTCATCGACGAGCATCCCTGCCAGCCGGGTCGCCACCTCGAGGTTGAGCGTGTCCGAGACCAGGGTCTCCACCGCCACCACCCCATCGGTGAGGCCCTGCTGGCAGGCAGTGCCCGCCAGCGCCCACATGCCGAGCGCGGCCAGACCAGTCAAGTCGCCGGTCATCGCGCGCCGCGCAAGGCGCTGGATCTTCGGGTTGCCCCGCAGCTCGTCGCAGAGTTGGAAGAACATTCGGTGTGCTTTCTAGTCAGAGCACCGGCATTCGCCGGTGACGGGGTTGATTGCGCCGCCGCATGAGTCGCACACGCGGGGCGTCCAGTCGTTGCAGGTCATCTGGTCACCTCCTCTTGGTCGTAGTCTTCGGGGAACAGGCTGCGTGGCCTGTAGTTTGGGTAGTTTCTGGTCATCCAGGCTCGTTCAGTCCAGGCGCGGCGTTGTTGCTCGGCTCGGACGTAGCAGGGGTGGCACAGTGCGCGGCCCGGGAGTATCGGGGTCTCACATTGGGGGCAGCGCCGTGGGTTCTCGTCGGGTTCGGCGGGGTTGATTCCCCAGCCTGTGCGAGCAGGGACGGGAGTCATCAGAACGGGGGTTCCCATGCCCCGTAGTTCGCAGCTGGCTGGGATCCCTGCCGCGCCCAAGGATCCTCTTGGGGTACCTGGCGCGCCCAGGGGTCTTCCTGCGTAGGAGGCTGGCGGGGGGCGGGCTGCTGCGGTGCCTGCGGTGCCTGCTGCGTTGTCTGCACTGGCTGGGGGGACGCAGGTGGAGGCGGGGGCGGGTATCCTGCCCCGCCATCGGCTGCGGGGTGCCTCGTGACCTGCGCGCGAGCACGGCGCAGGGAGGGACCGACCTCATCAACCTGCAGCTCGACGACCGTGCGGCGCTCGCCCTGCTGGGTCTCGTACGAGCGTTGCGTGAGGCGGCCGACGACGATGACACGCATGCCTTTGCGCAGCGACTCGGCGACGTTCTCAGCGGTCTCGCGCCACACGGAGCAGCGCATGAAGAGAGTGTCGCCATCGCGCCACTCACCGGCGTTGCGATCGTAGGCTCGCGGGGTAGAGGCCACCGTGAAATCCGCGACGGCTGAGCCGGACTGTGTCCAGCGGAGTGTGGGGTCGGCGGTCAGGTTACCGACGAGGGTGACGAGTGTTTCGCCGCTCATTCGGGGGTCTCCTCGTTCTCTTCAAAAGGCATGACGATGAATTTGATCGAGCACATAGGAATGCCCATGCGCTTGCTGGTGTGGCGGGAGTCGAGGCGCATGTCCGGTCCCTGCAGATGCCGCGCATCGTCGTCCGGCAGCAGCCCAGCATCCACGAGGCCGTCCACGAGAGCTTTGAGCGTGGGCATGTAGTTGTGCAGGTCGCGGCGACGGCCGTCCGGGAAACGCACCCACGCGACGAGACGTGCCCGCTCGAGGCTGGGGCAGTAGGCCGCGCGCGCCATCACGCGGGCCTGCATGCGCAGGGTCCGGATCCGCGGGGACAGCGTGCGCCGGTCGGCGCGGCCGTTGAGCGAGAGCATGTCCGCCTGCGGAAGATCGAAAGGCCCGATCTCCCACAGCGGTGCCGAGGTCTCGTCACTCATCTCGCTCATCTCCGGGCTGCGGATAGAGGCCGTCAACGAGCGCGTCGACGGCGGCGCCGATGGTGCTGCGGATATGCGCGCGTTGTTCGTCGGTCTCGCCGTACATTTCGGCGATCGCGACGCCGGCGTCGATCAGGACAGCCGCCGAGGTGACCACGTGGGCGCTGATGCGGGTGACTTCGCGCTCGAGGGCACGGACGTGATTCGCGCGCTCGATCTCGTTGAGCTCCTCTTCAGTCACAGCTCTTCCCTCCGTCGTAGGCGCGCAGCCCCGCTGGCTCACCAACGCTCCCCACGGGCACAGGCGGAAGCAACGCAGCCTCCAGGTAGGCGATCGACGGCCCGTCGTACAGGAGCTCACCCGTCGTAGGGGCCTGGATCAGCACGGACCCAACAGACCAGCCGAGGCACGCGTCTGTGCCCCAGATGAACGACGACCGCCCAAAACCGTCCCCAACGCGAACCCGCAGAGGGATCTGCCAGGCTGCCGCCGACGCCGCGAATGTGCGCACGACGGCCGGGTCCATCTCTACGGCCGCATCCTGATAGAGGACTCCATGCGCTCCATCCAGCAGGAGGCGCGCCGCGTCGACGCGGTTTTCATCCATGGGCTCAGCCGCCGGAGCGACACGCGCCATCTGAGGCCCATACAAGACACCCGTCTCCTGGACGGTCACGCCCTCCCTCTCATCGAGGAGAAGACTCACCCGCTCGACGGGAGACCCGGCGAGGAACGTTGCTAGCGACTCCACTGCCGTGCGGCGCAGCCACATCGACGTAACGCCGTCCCCGTAGCTATCCGCATCCAAAACGGTGAACCGCGTCGCGATCGCGCGCTTACGATCAATCGCCGAGGCAAGCACCATCACACAATCCTGGACGACGGCCAGGCGCAGCAGGCCCGCGCCATCGTCCGGGGCGTCGTCGGGAATCCGGCGCGCCACATGCGGCAGAGCCGCACGCAACGCCCCCTCCAACGCAGCCCGAGACACAACCACCAGCGTTGAATCCTCGACGCTCATCAGTACACCTCCCCAGCTCGCGGCCCCCAGGTGACGACCGCAGGGGAAGACTCGACCTTCTCGCAGAACGCCACCTCACCCTCACCGAGGGTGTAGCCCCAACGTTCCAAGGTCCGCAGGTACAGCTGAACGAGGCTGTCAAAGCGTTCACCCCTGGGGCTACGCCAGTAATCACGGCCCATGCCACCCTCGAGGACGCCGATACACCACGCGAGGCGTGCCTTAGCCGCCTGCGCTGCTGACATCGTGATCCCGAAGCACATGTCATCGAAGCCGACCAGCGCGCGGCCCTTCGCCTGCGTAATCTCAGATACCATCCCCTGATCCCAGATGACCGGCATCTCCAAGAGAGCTACTTCCTTCGGCAGCACGCGCTTGAAAAGCACGTCCTTAATCCAAGCGCGGCGTACCTCTCCTTCCTGAGCCGCTTGACGGTTCGCCTCGATGACGGCTGCGCGATCGACTTCCTGCGCGCTCCGTTCCTGGTCCGCGCGAGTGAAATGCCCGTGGGAGGCGTAGTCCATGCATATGAAGTGCGTGTGCGCACTCATGTGCTCGCCCGAGCCGATTACCGACACGTAGGCTGCGTGGCCGGGACAGCTCTCATGCGGCTCAGCTCGATTGCCGTACTCGTCGAATAAGTTCCACAGGTACTGGTGAGACTCCGGAAAATCTTTGTAGAATTCCTCATCTGTGATGACGCGGATACCCTGCTGGCGCAGCTCGAGGACCGCATCCTCGTAGACCTGCCGGCGTCGAGCATCATCCCTAGCTCTCTCAAGGACGTGGTCGATCCTTCCGGGAGCCTTCCGAATCTCCTCGACGACCGTGCCCGCGATGTCCTTGGGCAGCTCAGCCTCAGCCTCGGCGATCTTTGCGAGATCATCGAGGCCGAGATTCGCCGCCTCCTCAAGGTCTGTGACCTCCTGCGACGCATTAGCGACCCTGCGGGCCATCGTCGCCTCACTGGCCCGTATTCCGCGCTTGCGCAGCTCAGCGGCCGGCATGCCCATTAGGACCAGCTGGTTAATGGCGCGGGCGCGATCCACGGCCGACGTGTGCGCATGCTCGTCATTCTCGGTGAGCTGCAGGCCGATACGCTCGAGCTCGCCCGCCACGTCGACGATACGCACCGGCACAGTCTCCAAGCCCGCCTCGATGGCCGCGCGGTGGCGACGGTGCCCGTCGAGGACCACCAGGCCCGTGAGGGTCGGATACACGTCGATGTCCTTCAGGACCCCCATGCCTTTGATCGTCTCCATGAACTCCTGGGTCACCCTAAGGTCCCCGCGGATATTCGCCCCCTCCTGCAGGAGTGTCGGTTCGATCAGCCACCGCTGGCCCGGCTGGACAGCTCCAATCGGATCCGCCGCCACCTCAGGCGACAGCACTCCAACACTCGCAGACGGACTTTCCTCCTGCTCGTCGCGTCGAGGCGTCAACCCCACCGCCTCAGCCACCTCAGCCAAGCCGCTCAGGTCATACAGCGCAGGCGCATTCGGGGACGCCACCCGCATCCTCTTGATCCAGCCCGCCGCGAGCAGGCGATCGAGGGTGCGTCGCAAAGTCCGCGCGGACAGGCCAGTCAAGCGCACGAGCTCAGCCTGCGCGACCTCGATCTGCCCGTCCTCCTCAACCATGCCGAGCATCGTCTCCGCGACAGTGCGCGCCTGCACGTCGCTCGCGTCGATCACTGTGCTCACTCCTCATCACCCCCTTGACGAGACTCCTGCATCTCCAGCAGACGGTGCCGCATCTCGCGGAACTCGCACGTTCTCGTGCGCCAGTCCTGCCACAGGCCGACCGTCGCCAATACGAGCATGCTGATCACAAAGATCGCCGCCATGACCACGTCCATCATTTCTTTGTCTCCTCCTGGCCAGACTGGCCGGTCGCAAAAATCGTCGTCCCGCACTGCGGGCACTCGAACGTCGGTGAACCCGACGGTTGTTGCGGCTCCCAATCGGGCTTCTCCGCGACGGCCGCGCGCACCTCAACGATGCGGCGTGCGTGCATCACAGACGGGCTCGGCAGCGACATCAGCAATAGGCCCTGTCGCTCGGCCTCCTCGACGAACGCCGCGCACGCCACGGCGATCAGGTGCGGCATCGGCAAATTCGCATCAGCGATCGGGAACTCGAGCACCATCTCGACGCTCCTCACGAGCGAGCCTCCGTCCACGCGACGTACAGCAGGCGCTCGGCAAGGAGGGTCGGTCCCGCGATCGCGGCGGCCGCAGGCACCCATGCGTCGATCGCGGCGCCGAGGGCCCACGCGGTCCCCAGCAGCACCAGCGCCACCAGCACCCGGGCGACGTTCAACGAGCTCACTGCTCCTCCTCCTTCTCCTGCAATGCCGCCCGCGCGCGAGACCGCGCGAGCGCAATGCGCTTCTGCGCAGCCGTCTGGCGCGACCGGACCTTCATGACCGCGTCGAGGCGGCGCAGCGCCTCCAACACTGGGGCGTTCAACACGACCGTCTCGGTCGTGGTAATCTGACTCATGACTGACAGTCCTTTCTTGGGACTCGCCCCGGCCGACCACCATCGGCCGGGGCGCTTTTCATTTGGATGACCGTGGGGCCGGGCGGAGACTCGCAACCCACCAACACTCAAACCCAGCCCCACGGGGCTTAATCGCGCGCCGAACCATCCTCGCGGCGACGCAGAAACTTGTACCTCGATACCTGAACGGTGTGGCCTGCCGGGGTATGAGCACTGGCCCCCGGCAGGCCACGGGCTCCCTCAGCGGAGGAAGACACTGAGGAAGACGAACCATCCGCACCACGGACGGTCCCTTTCTCGGTAAGGTGAGGGTGTCCAACCAACACTCCGCATCGATTCATGCAGAGTTCGCACCTCACCGAGGAGGAAGAACAATGACCATGTCCGCCGCAGCACGCGCACTCGCGACCGCGCAAGCAGGACGAAGGAGAAGTCTCGAAGCCATCGGACGCCTCATCTCCGCCCGCAGCGGAGATGACGAGCTTGATTTCAACGGGGAGGCCATCAATTTCATGGTCAGCCTGTCGAACGAACTTGCCCTTGTCGAGGAGACACTCACGCACCTCATCGACGCCGACGCCCTGGACAAGGCGCGCCAGGAGAGGGAAGACCTCGAGTCGGAAGACCGGATCGACCCCATGAAGGTCCTCGACAAGATCAGCGCCATCACGCTGGCCTCCCGCGAAACAGCACGGGCCAGCAGCTATGTCGACATCAGATTCCCCGACGGCACAACGCTTCGCTGGACGACGAAGAACCCCCTCCTGGGCCCGGCTATAGAAGCTGCTTTCACACCACGACTTGAGCAAGGTCAGGACCTTTTCATCACTGACGTAGTCCTGACACCGCAGGGTAAACAATCGGCTGAGAAAATCGTGATCCCTGCGCATACACGCATGAGCTGGGTCCACCCCGCCGCCAACACTGACGACGTAACGACCCTGACGGCCTCCGTCGACGATCACGTACGCACACACGGAGGAATCACCCTGGACGCCGACGGGAACCTCATAGACCCCACCTGATCGACGAGGCTTCTGCAGCACCTCCAGGATCTCCGCCGACAGATCTGGGACTCGAAACCAAGTCACGCCGCATCACCCCCATCGAGGTTGACGTGGCGCGCCTCCAGCAAGACGACGCCCGTCTTCTGGTCCTGGATCACGTAGTCCTCAGGAGCGGACGGCGCGGCCGCGAGCGCGGAGCGTCGTTCGGCGGCTTCGCGTTCGTCGGCTGCGATCCGCTCGATGTAGGAGCGCTCGAACAGGTACTGGCCGGTCTGGCCGGGCATCTTCTGGATGGGAGCGATGCGGCCTGCGCCGATTCGCTGATGCACAGTCCTCTTGGAGATGCCGAGCATGTCGGCAACCTCAGAGACATTCACAAGCTGATTTGTAGGCATGTGCATAGCATTGCATGGTTTTCAGATATGCACAAGTCGGCATGTGCATAGGTTGCGAACTCTGCACATGTAGGGCACGCCTCAACTTTGCGCGAAACATTGCACGAGCACCCCAGATATGCAAAACTAGGCATATGAGCACTTCAGTCCAAACCCTCGCCAGCACAGGCTTTATTCCTCAGTGGACCATTGGTGACCGCCTGCGCAAGGCGCGCGAAATGACCGGCCTCACCCAGGTCCAGTTCGCCGAGCGCGTGGGACTCTCGCGCGCCACGGTCAATAACAGCGAGCTCAACAAGAGTCAGCCGCGCAAGTCCGTTGTGCTTCTTTGGGCAATGGAGACCGGCGTCGATCGCGACTGGCTCATGACTGGCTCTGCAAACAATGAAACCCCCGACCCTGATGGGCCGAGGGGAGAGCTCCTGCGGTTGGATTCGAACCAACAACCGTCCGATTAACAGTCGGATGCTCTGCCGTTGAGCTACGCAGGATTGCGACAAGAGACGATACTAGCAGGGGCTCCTTGCGCCTGGCAAGCGGGAAGAAGACACCCGCGTATGCAGCTCGTCACGCCGGGAGACGAGGCCTCGGCACCCGCGCGGATAACCTAACCTCGCGCGGAGGTCAGCCGCGCAGGCGCCGGGTCGCGGTTCGCGTCACTCCCATACGGGATCGTCGGTGTCAACGCCGTTGGCGCGAGCGACGTGCTCGATCGCGTCGGCGAGCCACTGGGCGAAGCCGGGCTGCTGAGAGTCGTAGTGGGAGCGGAAGCTCTCGTCGCACAGGTAGGCGCGCGACATCAGATAGTGCTTGGCGGGGCTCACGGGGAAGTAGACTCCCAGGGCCTGCCTGTGCACGTCGACGAGGGCGGAGGCCCGATCACTGTCGGGGCCGACACCGGAGCGGATCGCTTCAATCAGCTCCGATTCGATGTCTTGCATCCTCTCCGCATTGGCCCGCCACTCTCCTTCGCCCCACGAGGCGGTGCGGCGGTGCCACTCCTTCCAGTCGTCAGTATCGCCGTACCTCTCCTCCGCCAGCGCCTGGTGGGCCACATAGTCAGCGTCCCCCAGGATCTTCCCGATCTCTTCCACGCTCAGGGCATTGTCGTTCATTGCATCCTCCAAAAGTATGTCTAGTGCTTCGATCATCTTGTCCGTCTGCTGACGGTGAGCGACGAGGCTCTCACGCTGCCTCATCAGGTGCGACACCCCCGACTCGCCGGAATCGAGGAGGGCCTTGATGTCAGTAAGCCTCATCCCCGTCGCACGGTAGATGATGATCCTCTGGACACGCGCGCAGTCCTCGGCAGAGTAGAGTCGGTAGTTCGAACAGCTGCGCCCGGCGGGCGCAAGGAGACCCTGCGCCTCCCAATGGTGCAGGGTTCGCACCGTCAGCGAGAAACGCTCGGCGACCTCGCCGACGGTGTAAACAGTGTTGTCATCGCTCATGAATATGATTGTCAAGCCTCACGCCGCGTCATGGTCAAGTCGAATCCGATCTCTTCGCGCTCGAGGGTTTGGGAGTGGTGGCACATTATCGCGGCGCGGTCAGGTGTGCGCGAGGCTCTGGCGTGACGTCGTCGTTCAGACGGGGGTCGCGCGACGGGCGTGACCTCTGCGAGACGTGCTATGGACGCGAGTTCCACGAGGCGCCGCGCACCCGAACGGAAGGGGTGCAATGCATACCGATCGGGCGCAATGCCGCCGCCGACAAGCGCGACCGCGCGCAGGGGCGCTCACCCGGGGTCGCGTCCCCGGCGCTCGTCCTACGAGCCCCCGGGTCATCAGTCGACGGCCCCGGGGGTGCATGTGGGCCGTTACCGAGGCGGCGATCGGTACCCCACGTTAATCGTGGACTCGGCCCCCGATGCCTCCTCCACTCCGGCGAATTGCGCCACCACTCCACCCCCAATAGCGAAGAGCCCGAGCACCGCGCCGCGGGTGCACGAAACCCCGCCGCGCGGTTGCGCGACGGGGTCTGGCCACCCACAGGGGTGAAAGTCTGAACGATTCAGACGGGGAAAGTCACTTGAGGGTGACCTTGCCGCCGGCCTCTTCGATCTCAGCCTTGGCCTTCTCGGCGTCTTCCTTCTTCGCGGCGGGGAAGATGGTGGAGGGCGCGGAGTCAACCAGGTCCTTGGCTTCCTTCAGGCCCAGGCCGGCCAGGTTCTTGACAACCT